TACGAGGACTTTTTTTACAACCCAGAACTACAGAATAAATGGGACGTACGCATACAGGACGCAATGAAAGACGAAGTTAACCGTATTGCACTTTGGCCAGAGTGGACAGACTTTGCAGAACTAGAGGACATACGCAAAACCATTGGCGAAAAGACATTTAACCAGGAATACCGCGCAAAGCCAGCCTACAGCGAGGACAGTTACATTAGCCGCCAGCGATTGTTAACGGCCATAAATGATACACTACAATACGTACGAGATTATAAAGGGCCGAACGAAACAATAGCAGGCCTGGACATTGGTAAACACAGACACCCTAGCCACTTTGTTATATTTGAAAGGTGGAAAAATAAAGAGGGCCATTACGTGTATAAACAGCTATACGAACGTTGGCTAGACGGCATGGACTATAACGACCAGTGGGACTACCTATTAGCAGTTGCAGCGCTATATAATTTAGATGTTTTACGGTATGATAATACTAGAGGCGAGTTTGAGGCCTTTTACGAAAGGGCGACAGCCGACATTAAAAGAGTATTTAAACCAGTAGCATTTAACCTAAAGAGTAAAAACGCAATGGCAGTAGAATTGGACACACTTATAACCAGTAGTAGAATAGAACTGTTGAACGCAGAACGACAGACAGACCAAGTGCTAGCGGTTACAAGCGACCTACAGGCTATGGAAAGCGAATTAGGGCATGGCGATAGTTTTTGGAGTATAGGTTTGGCCATTAAGCCAGAAAAAGAAAAAGTATTTAGAGTGAGGACGTTATAACATGGGTAGAATAGATAACGCAGTAAAGGCACTACGTGGCACACGATTGGTACAGCGCAAAGACTTTTTACAACCATTGCCACCTATGGACGGTTTTGGTAGCAGTAACATACTAAACAGATATGGAAACAAAGCCAGCCAGCTAGAGGCCAACGTAGGCGCAGTATGGCAGGCCAACGAAATTATTTGTATTGCAGCAGCTAACATTGACATTAAATTACGCAAACGAAAAAGCGACGGCACTTACGAGGAAGTAAAGGACCATAAATTATTACAGTTGGTTAAGCAGCCTAACGCCTTTATGACTGGTACGCAGCTACGCAAGTTGCACTATACATATATGAACATGGTAGGCGAGGCCTACGAACTTAAAATGGGCGGCGACAATAAAAAGACATTGCCAGACGCATTGCATGTATTACCAGCGCATACTACAGACTTTATAATAGGTAAAACCTGGGACGACAGCGTAGTACGCAACGGGACTAAAGATTACAGTATTTTTGATATATTGCGCGATTATAACCCAGACCCTAAAAGCCCGTACCGAGGGCGTGGCGTTATTGCAGCCGCAGCCGCTACGATTGACACAGACCAACAGGCTAAGGAATATAACCGCCGCTTTTTTAGCAATAGCGCGCGGCCTAGCATAGTAGTTGAAACACCAGGCGAAATGGCAGACGACGCATACGAACGCTTTAAACAGAGTTTTAACGAGGCATTTACAGGAACAGAAAACGCCCATAAACCTATTATTGTAGAGGGCGCGACAATTAAACCATTTATGCTAACGCAAAAAGAAATGGACTTTTTGGCCAGCCAGCAGTTTACCCGTAAAGAAATACTAGCATTTTTCTTTGTTAGTGGCGCAATGCTAGGCGACGTTGAGAACGCGAACCGTAGCAACATGGACGCTAGCGAATACAACCTAGCTAAGTACGCAGTTAAGCCTAGAGTTGAACAATACCTAGAGTTACTTAATACGCGGTTGGTACAGTTAGCCGACACAGAACTAGAGTTTTATACAGACCCGATAGTACCAGAGGACGTAGAAATAAAACTAAAGGCAGCAACCGCAGCAGTTAACAGTTGGGCCACTATTGACGAGGTACGCGCAGGCTATAACCTACCAGCACTACCTAACAAACAGGGCGAACAGTTTTACATAGACAACCGCCTAGTACCTATTAGCATGGCAGGAACAACACGCCCAGCTATAGGCGCGCCTGGCGATAGTACCGACGAACCACTAGAGGGCGACAAAGCCCAAAAAAAAAAGCCTCTGAAATACCCGCCGCAGCAATAAAAGAATATGGCGAAACTAAATACAAAGTTTATTTGCAGAGTAGCGCCAGTTTTGAACAGCAATTTATAGAGAAATGCCGCGTAATATTTGAAAAGCAGCGCCAGGACCTAGTAGGCTTACTGGAAACTAACCAGGTACAAAAAGCCTTGCAGGCTAAGAACCGTAAGGAAATTGACCCTAACCAGTTGTTTTTGTTTGCAGAGTGGAATAGATACAATGACGAATTAGCAAAGGCGCTTAAACCGCTTTACTTTAATGTTATTACCACTACTGGTTATAGCGCAATGGCAGAGTTGGCATACAACGGCCTAGAAGTACCAGCATTTGACCCGTATAAAAAAGACGTACAAACCTGGTTTAGTGAAAAGGCAGCAAAGGTAGGCGGCGACGTTAACGCCGAAACCGAAAAGCAACTACGTGCTACATTAGCCGACGGAATAGCTAACAGCGAAACTACCTTTGAACTAAGGGCCAGAATTGAAAATACTTTAGGTTTTGCCAGTACCCGCCGCGCAGACAACATAGCCAGGACCGAAAGCGCCAGGGCGCAGACTTACGCAGATATTAGCGCCTGGAAACAAAGCGGCGTAGTTGAGGGCAAACAATGGTATACAGCCCAGGACGAACGCGTATGCCCGTACTGTAGCGATATGGACGGCCTAGAAATTGGCCTAACCCGCAACTACTTTAATAAGGGCGACAAGCTAGAAGTTGATTACACCACGAACGCGGGCAAGGAAACTACGGGAACGTTGAAGTTTAGCTACGATAGTGTTAAGGGCGCGCCACTACACGCTAGTTGTAGGTGTGTACTTATACCTATTTTACGGGCAATATGATAGTATTAAATTATAGCGAGGGTATAAAAAAGCATGAAACAATTACAAAAGTTTTTCAGAAGTAAAGCTAGCAGCATAAACGAGGCCAAGTACCAGGCCACCTTTGTTATTAGCGACGAAAGCGTAGACCGCCAGGGCGAAGTTATTAAGCAGGACGGTTGGGACTTAGAGAACTTTAAGAAAAACCCAGTAGTATTATTTGGCCACGACAGTTGGGAATTGCCTATAGGTAAGGCCATTAAGATATATACAGAGGGCGACAAAACTTACGCAGTTATTGAGTTTGCCGTAGAAATGTACGACAAAGCTAAAACAATTTGGGAAATGGTTAAGGCGGGTATTTTAAATACTGTTAGCGTTGGCTTTATGAACAATGAGTATTTAGACGGCGACGACTACGAAAACGTACAGCTTACTAAAAACGAACTGTTGGAAATTAGCATAGTACCTATACCAGCGAACCCTAACGCGATTGTACTAGCAGCTAAAGACGGTTTAATTAGCAAAAAAGACGCGCAATTTTTGAGTAAAGCAATGGAAAAAGAATTAGAGGGTTTGCGGCCACTTACCAAAGATGATAAATTAGAGGGTATGGAACAACTACAACAATTTATTACAGAGGCGCTACAGCCAGTTAATGACAAACTAGCTAGTTTAGAACAAGTTATTAACGGGGACGGCGACAAAGAACCAGGCTTAGTGGGCGCATTAGCGGACATTAAAACCGACATTGACAATTTGCAAGACACTACAGGCGACGGTAAAGACGACGCAGTTAGTGATGATGAGGGTAAGGACGGCGACGCTACAGGCGACGCGGACGGTAAACCTGGGGACAAACCAGGCGGAACGGACGGCGACGAGGTAGACCCAGACGACCTTACAGAGGACCAGGCCCAGCAAGTTACGGACGCAGTAGCGGCAGCGCTAGCGGACGAGGACAGCGACGGCGACAAAAACGACGAATAATATAAAAGTATTTTTCTATAAGGAATTAACACTATGAAAATGAAAATGCAAGACCTTGTAAACAAGGCAGTTGAACAAGCGCGAGAGGCGAAAGCTAAAAGCGCAGTTATTGACAACGGAAAAGGCGCTAAAGACGCTAAAGCCGTTACTAAAAAAGAGGCAGCGGACCTAGAAAACCGTTGGTTTAAGGCATTTGCAAAGCGCGACAGTAAAGCACTTGCAGAGATTGAAAACGAAGTTAAAGCAGCCTACAAAGCAGCAGACCTTACGGGCCAGAATATTACAGACAACGCAAACGGCGGCTTTTTAGTACCGTTGACCGTTGAAAGTACTATTATTAAAAAGCTAGAGGCTACCAGTGAAATACGTAAGTACGCAACAGTACTTAGCAACGTTACTGGCGACCTAAAGCTAGGCGCGCAAGATGTTTTAGTAAATGCTTACTGGGTAATTGAGGGCGACGAGGCCACATTGGACGAGGCAGAGTTTGCAGACGTAACCCTACGACCTGTTAAGGCAGTAGGTTTTGGTAAGTTTACCGACGAAGTATTAACACAAACAGCTAGCAACCCAGACATTAGGGGCATGGTTGTTGACCAGTTTGCAGTAGCGATACAACGACTTGAGGACGCAGCTTACACAAACGGCGACGGAAACGGCAAGCCATTAGGCTATACCACTGTTGACACTAGCACCGCGACTGGAACAGACCAGACAGTAGAAGGGGCAGCAAACAACTTGTACGACGATACAATGAGTTTGTACCGAAAACTACCTAAAGCCTACCGCGTAAATGGTACGTTTATGATAAACGACGCTACAGCGGGACTTTACGACGGCGCTAAGGACAGCAACGGCGACCCATTGCTTAAAACCTTTGACAACGACGTAGAAAAGATTAAGGGCCGACCAGTAGGCTACGACGCTAACCTAGCGGACGGCGAGGCGTGGTTTGCAGACTTTAGTAAATACGTTATTGCCGACGGTGGCGGTATACGCGTTGACTACGGTACAGAGGGCGACGACTTTAAGCGTAGTAAGATTAGCGTACGCGTTATTCACTACACAGACGGCGCACCAGTACTAGCAGAGGCATTTGCAGACGCAACAGGCCTAAACAACACCGCAGTTTAAGCGACTACGGCAGTAAAGCAAGGCGGGGCATAAGCCCCGTTTTTGCATTTGTGCTATTATTTAGACACAACTAAGACAGCGAAAGGTATAAAAAATTATGGCAGAAGTAACATTTAACGAGAACACAGACCACTACAGGCGCAACGACGTACGCGACCTGGACGCTAAAGAAATTAAGCGCCTAGAGGAATATGCTAAAAGGTGGAGAATTAAAAACGCATTCACTGTAAAAGGTAAAAAAGCCGCAAAGCCCGAAACAGACGGCGGCGACGACAGCGCCGACACAACCACAGACAAAAAAGCGAAAAAATAGGTAAAACTATTGCAGCGCAATTAACCCGCTATATAAAATGGCGGGTTTTTGTTTTACAATGGGGGCAGGGAATTAAATAAATTATGATTACACTAGCAGAACTTAAAACATATTTGGGAATTACTGGAACAGACGAGGACGCTAACCTAACGTTAGTAGTTGAGGCCGTTAACGAACAGGTAGAACAAACTACATTACGCAATTATGGCGACGACAAAACACGCACAGAAATACAGGACTACCGCGACAGTATATTTTTACAGCGCATGGGCGTTAAGAGTATTACCAGCGTTAAGAATTACCAGACTGGAACGGAAACCGAAAGCGCAGCACTAGACACAGACGACTATACTTTTAACTTTATAGGCCGCCTTACATTAGACCAGAATTACGGCGACGACTATAACAGAGGCGATTACAACGCAGTTACAGTTGTTTACGTTTACGGCAAGCGGGACGGCGAAACAGTACCAGCGGACCTAAAACTAGCGGCATTGCAACAGGCTAAAGAGTTTTACACAGGAACAGCAGGCAGCGACAGCCGACACGTTAAAAGCGAAAGTACGGGCAGTTACCGCATTGAGTTTGCAGACGAAAGCGTATTTATGAACACGCTAAGACGCTACCGCGTACCGAGGGTTTAACATGAGGGCCAACACGCTAACTAACCGCGTAACGATTAACAGACTGGGCGCTATAGCAAACAGCCATAAAACGGGCCGTACTGAACTGGCAACAGGCGTACGTTGTTTAATATTGCCTAGCGATTACCGCGCAGCAGCAGCTAGAGGCATGGAACTAAACCAAAGCTACGACGGGTATTTTTTAGAGGACCAGGACATTAAAACAGGCGACAGCATTACAGACGAGGCCACTAGCAACGTTTATAAGGTAAATGGTATACAAACCAACCCTGGAACATTTACAGCCCATAAGCGCGTTGAACTAGCTTTAAACGTAGGTAGTTAATATGGCCCAGGCAGGCATTGGCATACAGATTGACGACAGAAAAGTACAGGCCATGCTAGGTAAAGCGCCTGGGAAAATACGGGCAGCTAAAAAAGAGATACTAAGCCGAGGTAGCATTATGACCCAGGCGCAGATGAGAATTGAAAGCCCAGTATTTGACGGCGACCTACGGCGCAGCATACGGCCTAAGTGGCAAAGCGCAGACACAGTTATAGTTTTTAGTGATAGCAAACACGCCCTACCTATGGAGTTTGGCCGCAGGCCTGGCGGAAAGCTACCACCGTTTAGGGACGGTACACCGCTAGCTAAATGGGTACGTATTAAAATGGGCCAGGAAGTAAGCCCGTTTATAGTGGCCCGCAGCATTGCCCGCAAAGGTACTAAGGGTAAGAAGTTTGCGCAGAAAACTTATGTTAAAATGAAACCAGCAGTAAATAATATGGCTAACCAAGTAATAGCCAAAACAATTAAAGGCTTATAATGGGTAAACTTAAAGACATAAAAACGACCATAGTAGCAGACCTTACAGCATTGCAGTACGGCGACGAAACCGCGTTTGCAGAGGTTGTTAGTGATACCCGCGCAACATTTAACAGCTACCCAGCGGCCCGCGTGATACTTAACGGCCAGCCTAACGAAATTAGCACGAACAAACAGAACGAACGCACAGCAGAGTATTTAATTATTAGCTACGTACAATACGAGGCTAACGACGCTAACGCAGAGGGCGCAGCGTTTGACATTGGTTATGACCTTACGGACCTGGTTATAGATAAATTGGACGCATTGCAGCCTGGGTTTACAGTGATAACACAGCCTACGCAAGCGGGTTGGGAAATACTAGAAACAGAGGCGGGCAACGTACTAGGTATTATGGCCACAGCACGTATTAGGTATAGCCATGATATTGTTTAAATAGTAATTTTAATATAAGATTATAGTATATGAGTAACAAGAAACAAACGACAGAACCAGAGGCAACGGAAAGCAAGGCCGCTAAAAAGACGGTAGTAGTTAAAAAACAGCGCTACTTTGTACCTAGCTTAGGTAAAACGGTAGAGGCAGAGGACCTTAGAGAAGTTGAGGCGATTGTTAAAAAAGAGAAAACTAAGTAGGGGTATTTATTATGAGTGATTATATTGGACGAAACAAAGCAGTAGGGGTAGGAATTGAAAGTACACGCGGCACAGCAGTTGCAGCGCAATACTGGGTACGACACCTTGGCTTAGGCTTTAAGCGTAAGGGCGAAACCGTACAAAATGAAAGCGCATTAAACCGACGCGAAAAGTTTAGCGACAGTGAAACAGTTAAACAATGGGCCGAGGGCGCATTAGACGGAAAAGTAAACAGTAAAAGTTTTGGCGTTATTCTATTAGGCGCATTTGGAACTGTAGACAGCAGCGTAAATGGGGCTGGCTACGACCATGTATTTAGCGTAGACCAAAGCAACACCAGCCAAAGCCTTACACTTAGCCGAGTGGACGGAACAGTAAGCCGCCGCCACGCATTAGCAATGATTAAAAGCCTAGAGGTTAGCATTGAAACTGGCGACTACGTTAAGTTTACTTGCGACATTGTTAGCAAACAGGGCGAAAGCAGCGCGGAAACAGTCGCCTACGTTGAGGAATACGAGTTTACTAGCAAAGACGCATACGTAAAGTTTGGCGACGTAGACGACATAGCAGGCGCACAAGCTAACACAGCTAGCGCAATTAAAAGCGGTAAAATTACTATTGACTTAGGCGTAGAACCTACCCACGAACTAGGCGACACAGAACCAGCAGAAATACATGGGGGCGCGATTGAGGTAACGGGCGAAGTAGTAGCGCGACATACCGACACTACATACGAGGACATGCACCACGCGAACACTAAGAAAAGCGTTGTATTTGGTTTTGTTAACACAGCAGTAGACTTAGGCGCAGGACTTAACCCAGGCATTGAGTTTGAAATGCCAAAGGCTGCAGTTACAGACTTTGACACCAGCGACGACCTAGACAGCATTATTGAACAGACAATGGGACTTACTGGCGAACTTAGCCTAACAAGCGGTTACTCGATTAGGGCGACCCTAACAAACGACGTAGCAACATACGTAGCAGCGTAAAAATAACGAAAGGAATAACGCAATGGCACGACCAGCAATATTTAAACAATACAGCCTAGCAGGAATTAGCGACGGTTGGACGGACGAACATTACATTAAATACCGCCCGTTTAACTACGAGGACCTAGAACATCTAGAGGCCATAGACGAAAAAAGCAAAGACGGCATTAAGAAAATGCGCGCAATTTTTGCAGAAAAGTTTGTAAAGGGTTTTTGGCTAGTTGAATTAGACGGCGGTAAAACTAAGACCGAGGCCATGCAGCCAGACGACATAGGTTATTTAGACGTTGAAGTAGTTAACGCATGGCTAAAAGAGGCAATGGGGAAAGTTGACCCAAAAGGCAAAGCCTCTTAAAGGACTTAATAGTACATAAAATTAGCCCAGTACGAGAGGAACACGACGAAAACGGCAAACCATACACAGTTGTTAAAGAGGAATACGCGGGACTGGTTGACAAGCTAACGTACTTTAGATACCGAGAAAAGTTTAAAATGACCTGGGCCGAGTTTGCTGCAGAACCATTAGACGCGATTAACTTTGCTATAGCGGTATGGGAACAAGAGGCAAAACGTGATAAATTAGAGGCAGCGAGGCAAGAGGTGAAAAGTGAAAACAACGGACCAAAAAACTAAGCCGCTAACCTGGCAAAAAGGGCCGTTGCATGAACGATAACATTATAAAAATACTTATAACCGCTAAGGACCAGGCAAGTGGTGTACTGGCAGGGGTTAAGAATAGCGCAGAACAGGCAGCAAACGCTAGTAAAAAGTTTGCAGTAGGTTTGGCGGCAACAGCCACAGCCGCCGCAGGCTTTATTGGTTATGGGGCAAAAATAGCGGGCGACCTAGAGGCCAGCAGGCAAGGGTTTATTACATTACTGGGCAGCGCCGACAAAGCGGACAGCACCATAGCCCGCATTAAAAAGGACGCAGCGGCTACACCATTTGAATTACCAGGACTTATTGCGGCCAACCAACTATTGACAGCGGTTACTAAAGACGGAAACCGCAGCCAGGACATGCTATTAAACGTTGGTAAGGCCCTAAGCGCTATGGGTAAAGGCCAGCCAGAATTAGACAGAATTATAGTTAACCTACAGCAGATTGGCGCAGTAGGAAAAGCTAGCGCAATGGACATTAAACAGTTTGCCTTTGCGGGTATACCTATTTACGAAATGCTAGCGGAAACTACGGGCAAAAGCGGCGAGGCCATACAGGAAATGGTTAGCAAAGGCGAGGTTAGTTTTGAGATGCTAGAGGAAATGTTTGCTAAAGCGGGCGGCGCAGGCGGCCAGTTTGCAGACGCATTTAAGAACCAGGCGGGAACATTTAACCAGCTACTAAGCAATATGAAAGACAACGTTACTATTGCAATGGCAGAAATAGTACAGAGTAGCGGAATATTTGACCTACTTAAAAACGCCATTGGCGGCGTAAGCGACTTTATAGCAAAGAACCAGGACAAAATTAGCGACGGCATTAAGAACGCGTTTATTTGGGTTAAAGAAAACGGGGCGTTGGTTGCAGGCGTATTGCTAGGCGCATTAGTACCAGCCCTGGCCAGCGTTGCAATAAGCATTTGGGGCGTGATTGCGCCACTACTACCATTTATGGCCGCAGGCGCAGCAATAGCTATTATTCTAACTAAGGTTGCAGACAGCATGGGCGGTTGGGGTAACTTAATGGCGGCAGTAAAGCCAGTATTAACGCAAGTTGCAACGGTTGTTAAGGACGGACTAGTAGGGGCATTTAATTTATTGCTACAGGTTTGGGAGTTTTTACGACCTAGCATTATGCAACTTTGGGGAACAGTACAACAACTGTTTGGCGCACTTATGAACCTTTGGAACTTTATAAGCCCAGTACTTATACCGATATTAAAAGCCCTGGCAATAATAATTGGCGTAGCGATAGTAGGCGCAATTTGGGTAATTATTAACGTACTAAACGTATGGTACGGCGTGTTAGCTAAGGTAATTAACTTTGGTATAGCAATATTTAGAGTTTTGTTTAGCGTAGTTGGCGCAGTAATTGGCG